GGCGTTTCTGAAAGTGGACGGACGGATGTATCCGCTCAAGGGAAACCTGACGGTCTCGTCCTCTCCTGTTGAGCGCAACGGCATCGCCGGTCAAGACTACGTGCACGGCTATCAGGAACTGCCGCGCGTTCCGTACATCGAAGGCGACGTGTCCACGCTGCCCGAAGTGTTGATCGAGGATTTGGAACAGGTCACGGATGGCGTCGTCACCGCCGACCTTGTGAACGGTCGCAGCTACGTCCTCTCGCACGCGTGGACGAAAGGTCCAATCGAAATCAACACGCACGACGGACAGTTCCGCATCCGCTTCGAAGGCGTGTACTGCGACGAACTGTAAGGGTGACGCATGGCGGATGCAGCAATCAATAACCGAGAGCCGACCGTGGCGGCGGCGGCTCCGGTCGAGACCAAGGAGCGGTCGAAGGAGGTTATCATCAAGCTCGTGGAGCCGGTGCAGGCTCACGGCGAGACGGTCAAGGAACTGAAATTCCGACGACCGACCGGCGGCGACATCATGGCGCTTGAAGGCGGCTACCCCATCAACATCAACTGGCAGACGGGACAGATCACGCCGAACCCGCCAGTGATGGGCATGATGATGTCAACGCTGGCGATGGTGCCGACATCGACCATCAAAAATCTCGACGCGGAAGATTGGTCCACCTGTGCTCATGCGCTCATGGGTTTTTTCGCACCGGGCGCGCAGGCGATGCAATACTGAATAGAGCAGCACATCCACTGGACCGACCGTCTGTTGGAGACATCGGAACAGCAAGGTCCACGGCGCGATGGTTGACGACGTTCTAAGATTGCGGGCGACCGTCGTCAACGAACAGGCGCTTGCGCAGCTACGCGCCGTTGGTCGCGAAATCGGTTTGGTGCAGGCGCGCGCTGGCGTCGGCGCGACCGCTGCCAACACCGCCTTCGGGAAGCTGGGCGGCACTCTCAAAAATATCGGGCGTGAGGTAGCGTCGGTCGTACCGATGCTTGGCGGCTTCGGTCTCGGCGCTGCCGGTGCCGCCGCTGGCGTCGGTTTGTTTATTCGTCAGATGTCGCAAATCGCGACGAAGGTGGTCGAGCTAAAATACGCCAGCCGCGAGCTTGGTATCAGTGAGCAGGCGATCCGTGGTTTCAGCAATGCGGCGCAGCGTGCCGGTGTTGCGCCGGAAAGGATGATTGAAGGCTTCGCCAACTTCCGAAAGAACACGACCGATTTCAAGTACCGCATGGGATCGGTGCGCGATGAACTGATCCAGCTTGGTGCCGGTCCTGTCGTCGCGCGCATCGCCGCTGCGACCGATCAACTCGATGCGCTCAAGGAAGCGTGGGACTTCAAGAAGGTTTTGGATGAAGCCGATCCCAGCGGCGAAAAGGGTCGGCGATTTTTTCAACTGTCGGGGCTTGGTGCCGACATGGCGCGACTGTCTTGGGAAAAGATGGTCGAGGCGCACAACAAAAAACAGATGTTTTCCGCCGACGACATCGCGCGCGCCGAAAAATTCCACGACGCAATGTTTGATATGAGCGAGGCGTTCGATGACCTGTCGATGAAGGTCGGCTTTGCTTTGTTCCCCGGCATCACGGCGGACATGCAAAATTTGTCGTTGCTCATTACCAAGATGGGAGAGTGGAAGGCAGCGTACGATAAATTCATGTCGCCGACCGGCGGCGCGAATGTGAAGCACGGAATAGATTGGGACGCGCCGTTCTGGCGCATGTTGCGCTTCCTCACCCCGCAGCCGCTTGCGGAACAGCCGGAAGGCGAACCGCCAAGGACGCCGAAGGTTTCGGTAGTGCCGCGAGGTCGCCGCCAGTTTCGGATGGGCGGTAAGCCAATCGGAGAGGAACCGGCGACACCGACGCCGGAAGGAGAGCCAGCACCGCCGCCACCGCCAGCACCGCGCGGATCACAGGTGCCGGGTGCGCGACCGCCGATCCGTTCACGCATCTTTGGCGGCGGCGAGACACCGGCACCGGCAGCACCGACGCCAGCACCGGCAGCACCGGCTGCACCGCGTGGCTCTCTGCTCGATGAGGAAGGTCGTATCAACCTTTCGCCGTCCTCCTACAATCCGCTGGCGGGAGGACGCACGGGATTTCCTGCGCCGGTCGCGCCGTCGAGCGGACTGCGCAACGTCGCGTTCGGCGGCGGATCGCCGATGGATGATTTCCAGCGCGCCGTGAAGGAAGGCGTGTTCGCTGCTCTCGTGGATTTCAAGGCGTACGTGGAGGGCGGCGCGGCGGCGGAAGGTGGCGGCGGCTTCATGCGCACGTCACTTGGCGGCGGCGGTGGTGCAGGCACAGGCGGTGGCGATGTTGCACCCGCTGGCAACGTGTGGACACCCGGCGGCGGCGGCGGCGGCGGCGGCGGCGGCGGTGGTGGTGGTGGTGGCGGTGGCGGTGGCGGTGGCGGTGGTGCTGGCGCGACGCCTCCGATGGGCGGTGGTGTCCCATCCGGCGCACAGCTACCCGGCGGCGGCACTGGCGGCGGTGGTGGAGGTGGTCGTGGGTTTCCGCGCGAGGCGGAAATCAAAGCCGCGATGGTGGAGCAGTACATCAAGGAAGGCGTTCCGCCAGAGCAGGCAGAGAAGGCAGCGAACGCGATGGTGGGACAAGCCATCGCGGAGAGCGGATTGAAAAGCCAGTTCCACGACGCAGGCAAACGGCAAGGCTACGCTGGCGGATACCATCCGTCGATCTACGGCGCGGATCGCGCGCGTGGTCAACGCATGGTGGACTGGATCAAACAACAAGGCGGCGATCCAAACGACACCGTTTGGCAAGGTCGCTTCATGGCGAATGAGAGCATGAGCATGAGAGGCGGCAAGCCCGCCTTTCCAAAAACGCGTGGCGCGATCATGAGCGGATCGCAGGATGACATTTCCCGCGCAGGCACCGTTGAGTATGAAGCGCCTGCCACGCGGCACTCGCCAGCGACGCAAGCGGAGCGGATACGCAACGCGCGTGGAGTGGCGGCGCGCACCGCACCGGGCGCATCCGGCGCGCAACGCACCGACGCGACCGGCACGAGCGTATCGGATCAAACAAGCGGCGGCGATCGCGTGACGGAGCAACAGTCGAAGGTCGCTGCCGTCCGTCGCAGACCAATTGATCCGCGATTGAAAGACGCTCTGGAATATGCGGCAAGCGCCAGCGGCACCCGCGTCGGCGTCACGTCAGGCGGTCAGCATCGGCACGGTCATGGACCGCGCACCGGATCGTTGCGCCACGACGAAGGGCTGGCTGCGGATTTCGATCTACGCGATGAAAACGGCAAGATCATTCCGCGCGGCGATCCGCGCCGACTGAAATTCCTTGAGGAAGCTGCACGCGCTGGCGCAGGCGGCACCGGCACCGGCTACATGCGCGATCCGAGAAAAATCCACGCAGGCATCACGGGCGCGGGCGGCAAGATCGGTGAAGGTCTCGGCGCGTATTCCGGCAGTCCAGCGGAGCGTGACGCGGTGGCGCGCGGTCTGGCGAACAGGTTGACGCCGGAACAGTTGGCGGCGGCACGAGCAGCGCGCGGTGCCGGTGCGACCGCGCGCATTGATGGAGCGATCAACACGAGCGCACAGGGCGCGACCAAGGCGGAAGGCAGCGTCAACGTCAACATCACATCGAACGGCACGGCGGCGCGCGCCAAGACCAATGTGCGCGGCGCGCTGTGGCAACAGAGCACGGTGAGGAACCAGCGGCAGATGGCGCAGACCGCAGCGCCGGATACCGCGCCGGTAGATAGCGGGACAGAATGAAAATAGGAGACGTGCACAACAAGTGGCGCGACAAGTGGAAGCAGGCGATGTACCGCGGCGCGGAATTTTTTGTCGAGACCGACACGCGCTCCAGTGGTCGCCGTGTTGCGATCCACGAATATCCGAAACGCAATGTGCCGTACTCGGAGGACATGGGGCGCAAGGCAGTCAAGATCACCGTGCAGGGATATTTGATCACCGGACCCGGCGAGGACACCTACCTGATCAAAAAGGATTTGTTGATCGAGCAATTGGAGAAGGATGGTCCCGGCATGTTGCGGCTTCCGTTGCCGTATCAGGCGCAGGACGTGGAGGTGATGGTCGTCGGCTACACGGTGACGGAGACTAGAGAGCGCGGCGGCTACTGCACGATTGATATGGAATTTGTTGAGTACGGTGATCCGACCTACCGATCCAACATTTCGACCGGCGGTGAAATCCGCAAGGCGGCAGGCACGACGGAGGATGTCGTCGTCGGTCCTTCGACCGACATGACAGCGCAGGAAGTGGCTGCGTACTGGCAGGCGTATCAGGCGGCGCAGCAACAACAAGAGCCAGCGTGGAACCCGACACCGGAGGAAGCGACGGCGGCGGCGGGGATGGGACCATGACCGGCGACGAGGCGGATGAAGTCCTTGGCATCGTGCGGCGGATCGGTCCCGTGATCATGTCCGCTGCGGTCAAGCCGACCGGCGAAGTGGGCACGGCGTTGCGTCGATGTGTCGGCATGATGGTCGCTGACAAAAACATGGTGCATCGCGCCTCGTTCGGTTTCGCGATGGTTGTTTGTTTGGACCTTGCGCGGATGTGCTCCGCCACGATTGTCACGATGGATCGCGTGCGCAAGGCGGCGCTCGCCGAGACGCCTCTTGGTCAACCGGCGGTGATCACGGTCAACATGATCGTGCGGCTGGCGCTTGCGAGCGAAGCGCGCATCCTCGCGGATCAAACGTTCCGGTCCCGCAACGAGGTGGACGACATCGCGACCGCGATCAACCTCGCATTCTCCGCGACGGCGGAAGCTGCCGCCGACAGTCTCGACGCCGAGACCTACATGGCGTTGACGCGGCTGCACGGCGATGTCACGCGCCACCTTGGTGATCGCGGTCGGCAGCTTCCGCGCGTTATCAGCTACACGATGCAAGCGGTGCTTCCTTCGTTGAGAATGGCGCAACGATCCTACGGCGACCCGAAACGGCATCAAGAGTTGATCAACGAAAACCGCGTCGTGCATCCGGCGTTCATGCCGCGCACGGGCGTGATGCTGGCGGTGTGACATGGCGACCGCACCGAAGGCACCAACCAAACCGCTCGACCTGTTGCGCAAGCCAGCGCAAGGACAGAATGTCACGCACACGCCGTTGACGCGCGTCCTCACCGGCAGCAAGGAAATTTGTACGCTGGAGGTCAACGGCACCTTGTTCACCAACTGGACGACGGTGCGCGTCGAGCAGCGGGTGACGCAGGCGTTTCCGATTTTCCAATTTGAGTGCACGGAGGAAATGCCGATCCCGCTGCGGATCACCGGACTGCAATTCACACCGGGCGACATCGTGACCGTGTACGTCGGCGGCGTGCCTGTCGTGTTCGGTTTCATCACGGAGCGGCACGTCGGCTACGATGGCACGCAACACGGCGTGAAGTTGATAGGCACTGGCGACACCTTCGACCTGACCAATTCATCCGTGCCGCTGGAGAAGCTAAACGGGCACGATGGAAAAAACTGGCAGGCGCTTGCGTCGGAGTTAATGCAGCACCTTGGCATCAAACTTCACACGATGGGCGCGGTGGACCCGAAGCCCTATGACCGCGTGCAAGTGCAGCCCGGTGAAGTGATCATGCAAGTGTTGGAGCGGTATGCGCGGATGCGCAACATCGTGGTCGGCTCCAACGCGAACGGCGGTCTGCTCGCCATCGGCGAACACGAGGTGCAGCCGACCGGCGACCTTGCCGAAGGATACAACATCCTGCGCGCCAACGCGGTCGTGCGGGACAACATGGTTTACAAACGCTACCTCGCGGTCGGTCAGGGCGCAGGCAGCGACGCCAAGCACGGCGACGAACAGAACAAACAAATTGCGCAGCGGTGGGGCACGTCAACGCGCAATCGGTATTCCATCGTCGTCGCCGATCTGGCTGACGACCTGTACGGGCTGGAGCGGCGCGTCAAGATGGAGGAAGTTTTTTCCGAAGGGAGCAACATCGAGGCGTCCATCACCGTGCAAGGCTGGTTCAAGAATAACAACACGTCGGAGGAAATCTGGCGCGCGGGAGAATACTACACGATTTTTTCGCCGTCGCTTATCCTCAACGATACCGTGCTCGGATGCGCAGGCTGCGTGTACGAACAAACAAACGGCGGCGGCACCACCACCACGATGCAGATGGTGAAGCCGATCCACATGAACGGGCAATATAATTACCGCAACGAGGCGCAGGAATACGCGCGACGGGTGCGCGAACGCCGACCGCCTCCTACGACACCGGAGGTCAAAACGAAATGAACAGGAACAGCCTGACGGAAATGTCTGGACGCATCATGCATCTGGCATCGCGGTTCACGCTCAACAAGAGCACGGACCTTCCGATGATGCAGGAATTGTTTTTGGACAGCATGAATTCGGACGGTCGCAACAAGGTGCCGGTGGAACGCGTGCAGGCGTTCGGCTTCACGTCAACGCCGCTGCCGCGCGACGAGGACGACAAAAAGCAGGGCGGCGAAAGCGGCGGCGGCAGCGGCGGCGACGGCGAGAAAAACAAGGGACCGTCAGCGGAAGGGATTTGTTTGTACCTTGGCGGGCAGCGCAATCATCCTGTGTGCATCGCCATTGACGACCGGCGGCATCGCCCGATGGGATTGAAGCCGGGAGAGAATGCCCAATACGATGACATCGGGCAGATGACCCTACTGCGCCGCACCGGCATGTTCATCCTGTCGCTCGACAGCGACGAAAAGGGATCGGACGGCAAAACAAAAAAGGTGGAGCGCATGGTGTCGCTGCGCCACGTGGAAAAGAAAAAACAGGAACGGCACAAGACACAGCCGAAGGCGAGCCTGTTGCGCGGCGAGAGCGCCGAACAATGGGCGGCGGCGCAGGCGAAGGCGAAGGAGGAACACAAGCACGAAGGCGAGACGGTCAACACGGAGGTGCGGTGCACGAAGGGCAGAATTGAATTCCGTTCCGGTGACAAGGTGGTCGGCTACTACGATGTCGGGAAGGAGGAATGGCACCTGTCGGGGAAAATCGTGACGATGCAGGGGAGCAGTCGCGTCGAGACCATCGGCAAGACCTACCTTGGTCTGGACAGCAAAAATGAAAACGGCGTGCTGGTCGAGACCGTCACCGACGTGCCAAGCAAACAAACATTCGCGAAGGTGACGTGATGGCAGCACCGCACGGCGACGTTCGCTTCCTCCAGCAACTGGATTTTCCAGCGTACGCGGTCGAGCTTGACTGGCTCATGACCGATCAAAATTTGATCGAGGATGGCTACGACCTACAGTCGGCGGTGATCGTTGCTCTCGGCACCGACGCACGTGCACCGGAGAGCGAGGAATTGCCCGATCCGAAATCCACCGACCGTCGCGGTTGGTGGGGCGACATGGATGCGGAGGAACTGTGGCACGGCTGGCCCGTAGGATGCCTGCTCTGGTTGCTGTCACGAGCAAAGATCACGGGTCCGCTGGCGAAGGGCGGATCAACAATTGCCAAGGCGGAAGGCTGGACGCGCGACGCCATGATGCCGTTCACCACGCACCTGATTGCATCGCGCATCGCGGTGCTGGCGGAACAGGTTGGGCGCGACCGCATCGACGTTGCGGTGACAATCTTCCGTGGACCCGATCCTAAAATTGAATTGCGGTACTCGGAACTGTGGGACGAAATCGGACGACGCGAAGGACAGGAAGGTTGAACGATGCCGTGGTCAACTCCGACGCTCAAGGACATGCGGCGCTTCACGCGCGACTATGTGCTGTCGCAACTCGGCGCGAAGGCGATGGTGCCGAATTCCGTTCTGCGCATCATGTCGGATGCGATGGCGGGACTGACGCACCTCGCCATGCTCTACCTCGACTGGCTGGCGAAGCAACTATTGCCAGACACCGCCGAACGCGAATGGCTCGACCGTCACGGCGTGATTTGGTTGACCAACGCCGATGGATCGAAGGGACGCAAGGCGGCGACGTACGCCAAGGGCTGGGTACGTTTCACCGGCAACATCGACACGATCATTCCGACCGGCACGCTGCTCACCGGAGCGAACGGCGTGCAGTATCAAACAACCGTGCAAGGTCGCATCGGCTCCAATGGTCTCGGCGACGCGCCTGCGTACGCTCTCGCCAACGGATCGGTCGGCAACATGGAGGACGGAACGTCGTTTGGTCTTGCTGGTGCGATCACCGGCATCGAAAGCGCGGAATGCTACGGCGACATGACCGGCGGCATTGACGAGGAAACCGACGACCAACTCCGCGAGCGCATCCTGCTGCGAATTCAAAATCCGCCGATGGGTGGATCGCAATCCGACTACATCCAGTGGGCGCTTGCCGTGCCCGGTGTGACGCGCGCGTGGGCGGCGTGTGAGATTGGTCCCGGCACCATGACGGTTCGTTTCCTCATGGACGATCTGCATCCGCCGTACGGTCAGCCGAACCAGACCGACATCAATCTGGTC